GGAATAGGTTCATCTACCATCTTACCGATAATACGAGGATGATAAGCATCATAATCAAATTGTACCAATTTACCCCCTTCGAACCTACTAACAAATCTATCCCTACTACCATCATCTTTGTTAAGTGCGGCATAATTCACCCCACCCCAATTGTTTGAAGGACGAGAAGTTGTTGTGAACGGATGATACTGAGTCCACTCTAAGCCATTTGTAGTATGTATTCCATTTTGTTCTACTAAGTGTAACGGCTTTATATAGAAATTTTCAAATTTCTTCACACAATCGAACTCTACCCCACCCAAATCGTAATACTGAAGGAATTCATCTCTCACATCTCTTATCGATTCTATGTGTTTAGATATAGGAATAAGATTATTCACACCTTTGAGAGTATTGAATCTACGATGATAAAATAGATGTGTTGGTGTTAGATTAGATTTAAGTGGGGTATTCGATTGTAAATATTTTACTAAACTTGCATCAAATGAGTTTTCTATCTGAAGAATGTTTAGAAATGATTTATTATCATATACATAAGATTCGTTGAATGTAAAGGTAAACTTATCTAATGTGGTTGTATGGTTATCAATATTTTTTAAGTTGATTAGAACCTCTCTATCGTTGTTTATATCGTATATATACAACAAAGATAACCCATCGTTATGCGGGTGTACAGATATACTCTCCCATATTGGGTGAATATATACCTTATCCATTGTGATATTTCCTTCTTTAAGAAATTCAATCATATATCAAATATACAAAACTTTTTTTACTTTACCAAATTAACTACAAAATAATTTAGTAGGAACTTCGATTCCTTTTTGTTTTTTGATTTGGTAGAAAACGTTGAAGAATGCTTTGTAAACTTTACCAGCATGTTCTAAATAATCTGAATTTGGAGATTTCCACATCATTTGTCCACCACTCATATGGTGTTTATTAACAACTTTGATTTCATATCCTTTTAGGATTAAATCAACAATCTTTTTTTGAGCTGGAGTGAACTTAACACCCTTAATACTCTTTTCAAATTCTTTAACTTTGTTCATATTGTTCATTTATCAATTATTACAATACTAATATACGACAATAATATTAATTATCCAAATTTTTAATGTTAAGAAATTGTTAAATTTTTAAATAGAGAATTTTGATAAATCTACAAGAACATCCATCATATGGGGATATTTTTCTGAAATAATAGCCGTAGTTCTTCGATTAGTATCTATTATACCACTTTCTTTGAGTATTCCTGATTTTTTATCTCTTTGGTCATACTCTGGACCTGATACTTTCCATCTTATTTTTATCTTTTCCCAAAGGTTCTTATCTAAACCACCATCTTTACCAATATTAGAAAAATTATCCTTATCTAACTCAATAACAATCTTATCATTGATTTTATGAGCGAAATATCGTTCCATATAACCTCTTTTAAAATCTTTTTCAGTTGGTTCTACTACTATATCATTAGGAGTGAGTGATTTTTTAAACTTTACTTCTTTAATCTGGTCATATACAAAATTTTTAGATGCATCAAATGGAACTCCACCAATTTTAATTGTATCTTGAGTACCAATAGGTGGAATGTATGGAATTAATATACGAGATTTATCTTTAACAAAGTTTGGTTCTGAAAATACTTCTTCAGTAGTGTATTTGTGATATTGACCAATATATTCTTCACCATTAATAAACATCCACTCGTTACCTTCAGTATATAATCCTGTGGTTACTTGAGCTTTAGTATAGTATATCCGTTTTCTTCTAAATTCTGACATAATTTACCTACGATTTCATCATTGTCATTACAGTTTTTAGACCAGTAGTCCACCCACCTTGTCCATCAAAGGAATGTTCTACTCCTGTAACTAAAAACTTTACATTATCTCTAAATCTCGATGGTAATCTATCTGCAGTTACAGGTGCTAAAAAGAAACTCTCACCTTTTGGTGCATCTATACCATCTAACGTTACTCCCAACTTTAATTGAAATGGTAATATAGCTTGTGGTGATTCTGGTCCAGGCTCTCCTGCAATTATTTTTTGCATTATTTGGGCCAATGCATTTGCTTTAGTATCATCAATACCATCTTTACCAATACTTTTCTTAGATGGGTTTTCTTTTTTAGCTTTTTCTTTTGATTCTTCTTTCTCTTTATCAACTTGTATATCAGCTATTCTTGGATATGTTGTTTTTAAGGTATCTAAATTAATATTTCCGTTTTTTACATTACCAACAGTCATATATAACATTATATCTGCATCAAATTCAGTATCAATACTAATATCTCTTACCATTGCATCTTCACCTATTGAAACAAACTTAAATGGTGATTTATTTGCTCCATCTTTAGCTTGTTTTTTTAACATTTCAGTTTTATTTTGAATTACATACTTACCTGTATTTGCTGTTGCAACATCATCATTACCTACATCAGGTTTAACATCTAACTGAACCATACCACCTGTTACTTCTGCTAATCTTTTTGATAAATCTTGCAAAACATCAATTACTTTAGGTGGTTGAAACTGGTCATTTACAGTACTACCCTTACCTTTTACAATCTGTGCAATTACATCTATTGAAATTAATATTTCACCTATTTCAAGAGGTTTAGACCCTAATGTGGCCATATACTCATTTTCATCACCATAATCTGAAAAAACACCTGGAAGAATAAACTTACGAGGGTCTGCAGAACCTAATGTTTTTTTAGGGGAGTGACCTAATTTTTTAAATTCTGAATTAGTTGTAATTTTAAAAGTTTCATTTTCACTTCCACCTGAAAGTTGGTTTACTAAATAAACAAAAGATTTAAGGTTTGTAAATGGTGTTCTTACAGGGTCATCACCCATAAAAGGAACACTTGATTCTGATTCACCAGCATTCATTATACCTGCCATAAAAAGTTCTACGTTACCTGATACATCTGTTGCTTCTAATATTTCACCATTATCTATTGAACTATCAGATGCATCTTCATCTGAATCTAAACCAAATGCGGTTTTATATTTTGCCATAAGTGCCATTGATATATCTGCTGGATTTGATTCCTCATCACCTAATGCCGTTTCTTCACCATCTGATAATGTTAATAATCCACCCATTCTATTAGCACCAGGAAACACATCACCTGCAAGTCCTTTTATATTACAATCAAATGAACCATCTGAACTCATTGAAAATCCAAAATTGTAAACAGACATAAATATTTCACCTGTTTCTGCTGAATTAATTGGGTCTAACCAACCATAATTAATTTTACACTCCGAACCTAATCTAAAAAAGTTTTCTTCTATACTCTCTAACTGAGATAATGAGTAACATTTAAATTGAATTTCTACTTCCCTTATATATGAATTGTAGATATCACCACCACCATCTTGATTAATACTAACCGATGTTATTTGTGGTTTTAACCTTCTAACTCCACTTTCATTATCATATAAATCTAAATGACCACCCTTTGGAACTTGCCCAATAACAACTTCTGCTTTAGGATATGTATCAAATAGTGATGTGGTATCATCTTCTACACCTTTTCCACCAGATGATTTTGATGTTAAATAAACGTAAGCATATCTACGATAATTATAATCTAATGCTCTACCTGCAATATAGGAAGCACGTTTTTTCAAACATTCACTAACTGTACCTGGAAATGGTGGATTTAAATTTATCATAACTTTATATTTGGTTTAATTATTAAGTTTTTTGTATTCATCAAGAATTCCTAAATAATCTTCAGGTATTCTAAGTTGTTTACCGATAGGAACTGATAAATCTCCTTTACCTAAGTAGTTTGCTCTTGCAAGAATCCACCATAATCTAGCATCACCATAATATTTGTGAGCCAAATTATCTAATCTATCACCCTGTATAGCTATGATGTATCTATCATCTACAGTTTTTACCATTTTAGGATAAACTATAGTTTTTTTATATCTTTTACCTGTTTCGGTCTTTAATATTTCTATTTTTTCGTATCTATTTTCCATTTACTATCTCCATCCTAAATCATAAACTTTAGCATTATACTGAGGTCGTACCTTATCTAATACTTTAAATCCAATAGCAACATCAATTCCCATTGGCCTTACTCCTAAATCAGATTTATCTAAATTTACATCCCAAGGTGCATCATCTGAGAATGAGTATGTTAATGAATCTATAAAGGATAGTTTATCTTTATATAAATCACCTAATGTGAATTTAACTAACATTCCTTGATATCCCTCAGAACCTGCATACTCAGGCATTGTAAATGTTGAAAGTGCTTCTAATTTTTCATACATTGGTTTCATTTCGATACGAGATGTTGCCCACATTTGAAAATTAAAAGATACACTTCTTTCAAATGTACCATATTTGTATCCTTGGTCTGCTCTACCACTAAATTTAATAGAATCCCAAGATGGTGAGAATGTTTCTGTTAATCCTGTTATAGTTCCTCTAAATTGATAGTATTGACCATCTTGTTTTCCTATTGGTTGTATATAGAACTTAACTAAGTCATCTTTTAGTTCACCTTCACTTGAAACAGGTCTTAATGCGTTTACTGCATCCCATCTTGTATTACCAGCATGTGAATCTGTAGGAGTATAATCAACTCTATCTTCACCTACAATGTTTTTTGCAGGATTACTAAATTTTTGATTATATTCTAAATTATTTTCTGTATAATTTGATTTTTCTGAACGTTCTTTTTCTTTTCCAGTTAGTAAACTTCTAAAATCATTTATTTGAGTATCACCTGCACCTCTAGTTGGTATATTACCATATGCAAGAGTTTCATACTGTTTTATAATATCTGATGTTTCTAATTTTTCTATAGGATGTGATTCACCATCTGTATTTTTATTACCAGGATTATATCCTTCATTAGATTTTTTACCTAAATTAGTTGAATCTGCAAATTCTTTTAAATCACCTGGTTTACTACTTCCCTCATAATACTTTTCTTCAGTATTATATATTCTACCATCTGGTGATGTTGGTTTTTTTAATTCTTTTGGTAATTTTTTATCTAAATAATCTTTTTTATCAACATCAGATGGAGTAGATATTTCGTTTTTATCTGCTAATTCGGTTTTATCTCTATCAAATGGAACACCCTCATCTGGTTTGTATTGTTTTTGATAAGTGTTTCCTTCAAATTTGGTTTTTAGGGTATTTTCTCCTAATGAGTTTGCACCCAAACCTACCGCTAATCCATATAATGATTGAGGACCACCACTAAATGCATTTTTTAATTTAGCAAGTCCTTTTACCGCCTCATCTACACCTTTTGTTATACCACCAGTTGTTGAGAATGTATTGGCCCATAAATTTCCTAATCGATTTGCTAAAGGGCCTTTGGTTAAGGTTATATCATCTATTTGGGCTACCTTTTTTATATTTTGAACTTCTGTATAACCACCTGTTAGTGGGTCGAATGGAGTAATACCATGTCTCCTATGTCTAATACCTGTATGTTGTGTTAGAACATTTGCTAATAAGTTTACAGGTGTCCATGTTTTTGTGAGTCGTGGCCCTGCATTAAATGGTAATCCAGTTTCTACATTTGGATTTGATGCTTGTAAACCTAATTGTTTAACACCCCATAATAAACCTTCTACAGATGCCATCCATGCACCGATTCTTGCAACATCTACTGCAGCTCTTACAGTTGATGTAACTACACCACCTCTGATTAGCCCTTCATCATATGCAAAACCACCAATACCCCATCTCTGTGGTTCTCCTTTAGATATACCTTTTCTTTGAATACCTCTTAGAATTAAAGGATGTCTAAATAATCCTAATCCTGTATTGAACGAATCTTCTTTTAGATTGAACTTATTATACATTTCATCTAAGAAAGAAGGTGATTGCCTTTTTGCCTGGCCCATACCAATTCCGAATCCATCTTCACCTGAATTTATACCACCTGCATCATTATATGAACCACCATATGTTTTACCTAATGTAAATGAATTATTAGATATATCTCCGAATAGTGATGTTGTTCCATCAAATACCGTATTATTTGGGTTTACACCAACAAACTTAGAAGCTTCCACACCACCAAATTTAGAATTAAATCCTTTTGCATGAATATCTGTAAGATTGTTTACTTCTTTAAATTCTTTACCTTCATTTTCTAACTTACCACTAAATGTAAAATCAGATGGTGTTGTTTCACCTAAAAACTGAGTTGATGGTTCTGCAGAAGTTGGTGTTGTTTCACCTAAAAACTGAGTTGATGGTTCTGCAGAATTTGGTGTTGTTTCACCTAAAAACTGAGTTTCATTGTTCATATTTGTAGGAGTTGTTTCTCCTAAAAATCTAGATTCGTTATTAGCCAAGTTTGGAGTAGTTTCACCCAAAAACTTATCACCACTCTGTTCACTCATTTCTGTAGGAGTGGTTTCACCTAAAAAATTAGATTGATTGTTCATCTCAGATGGAGTTGTTTCACCTAAGAATCTCGATTCGTTATTGGCTAAGTTTGGTGTAGTTTCTCCTAAGAAATTAGATTGATTGTTCATCTCAGATGGAGTTGTTTCACCTAAGAATTTTTCACCACTCTGTTCACTCATCTCAGATGGTGTCGTTTCACCTAAAAACTTAGATTCATTGTTCATTTCTGTTGGTGTCGTTTCACCTAAGAATTGTACTCTATTATTAGCCTCTTTTGGTGATGTTTCACCTAAGAATTGTTCTGAGTTGTTCATTTCTGTTGGTGATGTTTCACCTTTGAACTTTTCAGTTTGATTTACCATAGTTGGTGATGTTTCACCTTTGAACTTTTCATTTTGGTCAACCATCTTTGGGTCTGTTTGCCCTAAATATCTTTCTACTAAACTCATTGGTTTAGGATTTGTCTCACCTTTGAACTTTTCAGTTTGATTTACCATAGTTGGTGATGTTTCACCTTTGAACTTTTCTGATTGGTTAACTTTTTGAGGATTTACACCTTCTTTATTAGATGTAGTTTGAGAACGTGGAATCTTAGGAGCAGATTCTGCTAAAGAACTCAAAGGAGTTTTATTTAAGTTTTTATTTATACCAAGATTCTCTTTAGATTTCAAAGGTTCTTTCTTTGGCATCCTAAATTTAGATAAATCCGATTTCATATCTTTTAATGCCATTTATTATCCCCCAAAATAACCAGCTAATCTGGTACTTAATTTTCTTGATTGAACTTTTGTTATTTCACTAACCACTTTACCATCTACATTTATCATAATCGGTTGGTTTTGTATATCTTGTCTTAATCCTTTAATTTCATCCACAACTTCAGCCATTGATGATGAATCACTACCTGCTGAATCACTATCTCCACCACCACCTAACGCTTCTGATATTAATGGTAATGCAAATGCAAGAGCAAATAGAGTTGGAAGTAATAATGTTACTATTGCCAACCCACCACTTAGAGCCACTAATGATGCTGATAATATTATAAATGAAGCGGATAATGCAATTAATCCTGGTACTAACATAATCATCGCCGCCATCATTGGCATCACCCCTAAGAATGCCGTTAGATTTGGCATTAATCTTTCAATTGAGTTTGATAGATTCGTTAGTGATAATGACCATAAATTGGTTGCAACTGATGATACTAACATTGCTGGTACTAAAGCTAAAATACCCAATGTTGTTGCTAAGAATGTTGGGAAGAATGGAATCATCGCCGCCGTTGTTGCTAAAAGAGCTCCACTAAATACACCAAAAGCCGCCCCAACCGCAATTAGGTTAGGAGCTTGTTCTGTTAATTTAGCCAAACTTTCTACAAATAATGGCATTACTGCACTTAAAGCTGTTATACCAGCAACAAACGGAATCATTGCCAATCCAAACATTAACATCGGTGGAGCTGCTATCAATAATCCTAAAGCAAATGGAATTAATGCATAACCAAATAACATCAAAGGAATGACCGCCGCTAATAACATTGGAGTTACTCCAATTAGTTCACCCATTTTTTCAACAAACAATGAGATGTTATCACCTAATCCACTAACTCCTTTGTTGAATGCAATTATCCCTACACCCAATACAATCATCGCAGCACCTAATGCTAATAATGCTAATATACCAGCTCCGAATATCATTGCTCCAATACCACTAAACATTACCATACCCAATCCTAATATGATTGCTGTAAATATAACAATTCCTGCGGCTACGGCTAAGATTGCACCAATACTGATATCACCAATTAAATTCATTGCAAATGCAAATGGAATTAATGATACACCAACCACTGCTAATGCGAGTGCTCCTTTTAATAAATCTGCAGTTGGGAATTTAGCAAGAAGATAAAGTGCTCCTAACATTAATCCTAATCCAACCGCCATTCCTAAGTATGGAGCTGGGTCTGTTGGCATTTTTGAAATCGCCATTGCCATAACAAACATACTCGCCGCAACTAATAACATCGCCGCCGCTCCTTTAAGAACATCGGTACTTCCAAATTTACCTATAAAGTTTGCTATAGGATTCGAACCTTTTTTGGATTTAAGAAATTTAGGTGTTGGTAGTTTCCCCATCAACAATAAAATACCATATACAACTAAACCACCTGCAGCGATTGCAGCTAATACTGTTACAACAGTTCCTAATGTACCTAATGCATCTGAAGGACCTGAATCCAATTCTTGTCCACTATTTACAGCTTCAGCGGTTGCATTTTGCATATTCATCATTTCTTCAACTGATAATCCAGTTGCATCTGATATCTGTCTTTGTAATTGTAAGTTACTACCTAATGATGGCCCTACTGAATCAATTAATGCTTTTTGTTCTCTGGCCATTGCCAATGCATCACCAGATGCTTGTGCTGCTCTAATTCCATCGAAACTGATAGCTTTACCTGTTATCATTCTCAACTTCATTTCATCCTTCATAGATTTTTCGATATCCAAAGATTCAGATGCTAAATCCTTCATCTTCTTCATATCAATACCCATCTTTTTCAGTTGGATTACTTCGGTAGCTCTTTGTTTAAGTTGGTCTTTTGTTAAAGTTCTAACTAATGCTTGATTATCTGCGAAATATTCCATCGCCGGCCCAGCATCTTGTCCTAAACTTTGACCTATTTCTTTTACTTCGTTTGCTAAATCACCCGCATCAATTCCAGCATTTTGTAGTGTTCTGGTTAATGATGTTGCCGCTTTAGGGTCTGATAATAATGCGTTTACTTCTGTAATATCTGCAAGTAATGATGCAGGTGGATTGATTTGACCTGTTTCTTCTCTAAGTGCTTTTGCTGATGCAGCAACTTCTTCAAAAGAATATACAAATGGATTTAAGGACATTTGTGCACCTTTGATAGAACCTTCTAATGCCATTGCCTGAGATGCTGAAGCTCCTGTCTCTTTGGCCAAATCCTTCATTCTCTTAACAGCATCACCAATAAAACTTGCTATTTCTTTAAGAATAACTAATCCGACTGCGGCAACTGACATTTTCATTATAGCATCTACCAATTCTCCTGATACCCCTACTGCTGAACCTAAATCTTTGGCTAAATCTTTACCTATTTCTTTTCGTTGTTCTTCTAAATCTTTTAATTCTTTTTTCTTTTCTAATAGTTTAAGTTCGGTATCAAATTGTTCTATTAACTGGTCACTTATATCATTTCCTAATTGGACTTGTTCTGATATGTATGTATTTCTTTCTTGGGTTAGTTTGGTAATTTGTTCACCTAAATTTTTACTACCCTTTAGCTTATCCATAATAATGGCATAGTCTAAGCTCTCGTCCTCAGTAAGTTTTCCAATCTTACCTTTTGTTTCGAGTATTTTACTTAACTCCGCAGAAAGGCTCTTATTATATTCGAGCATTTCTTTTTCGTTATCTCTAAGCTTTTTACCGCTATCTGCCATTATTACCTTTTATTTATAGGTTGAAGAAATCTTTTCTATATTGTGGTATTTTATCTTCAGAACCATACATTCCTTTAAGTAAATCTTTTATTTCACCCTTTTTAGCTTTTATTTTTTTATCAGCTATTTTTTTTAGGATTCTATCTAAAAGACTTTCCCTTAACTTAGGATTTTCTAATTGTTCTCTAATTGTAAGTTTACTCATTGCTTTCCCTTAATAGTTTTATGTACATATAAATATGTAAAAACCCAACAAATAGTTGGGTTCTTAATTATCTTCGTGATTTTGATTTAGCTTTTCTCATTTCTTTATCGTTCATTTTCTTTTCTTCCTGTTTGAATTCGATTATTTTACCAATGTAAAACGTCCGAACCCATATCGGCATATTGTAAACATCCGTAAAGTTGAAACCACCGTTACCATGATAGATAAGGTCGAATATATGAGAATGTAAATGTTTTCTATAGTTTTGAGGAAGGCCAAAAAAAGGTTACATCCATAGGTAGTAACATTTCTCTCCTTTCCCCTGTTTCCTCAGAAACAAATTCATAATTTAAGTCCATATCTGGAACGACTTCGTTAATATAAGCTCTTAAAGATTGTGAATCTAATGCAAATAATTCATTATCTACAAAATTTTTAATTGTTGCAGTATCACCTTCACCATCTACTGAAAGAATCATATTCTTTAATCTTGTAGTTAGTTCTCTTGATGTTGCATCTTTGAGTTTTCTTTGTTTTCTCTCTAATTCCTTTACCTGATGTTTTACTTTTCTCTCTTTAGATTCAGTCATTGCCATAAAGGTAATTTTTCTTTTAGATTTAGGTAATTCAAACTCAAACTCATTCTTATGTAGTTCTGTTTGATTCTTACCATCATAATCTATAGATTCAAATTGAGTTAAATCAATTGTTTCTGTTTGTTTATTATCAGAAAATGGGTCTTGGATTTCTACTTTGTAATCTTTACCATATCCTAATACTCTGGCAGCAATCATAACTGCATTTTTATCACCTGTAGTTAGGTCGATGTATTTGATTGGAGTTCCATCTCCATTTCCTATAATTAGTGATTGAAATAATCTATCTAATACTGTTCCATCTTTGATATATGATTGTGTAGTAAGAATATCTTCTTCTTTTGCAGTCATATACTTCATTTCCACTTTACCTGAAGATAATGGATTATCTTTAGGATAAATTAATCCTTTAGATGGTAAATCTACTATTTCAGTTGGAAATTTATAATCGGATACTTGCTTAGTTTCGTATTGTTTCTTAGCAAGTTCCACCATTTCATCATTGGAAAGATTACTTTGGTATTCGTCTGTTAATTTTTCTTTTGCCATAACGTTTCTCGTTTTAAAACTCTTTTAATATTGGTTAACCATATATAAATATGTAAATATAATTAATTAAACAAAAAAACCCTCACATTTCTGTAAGGGTTTCTTAATATTCAATTTTTATTACAATCCGTAAATTAGTATTGTAGTATTGCGTAATCGTAAGTAAGAGTTAAATCTACAGTTGCCAAATCCTCACCAGTATAATCCATATCTGAGAATTTTGCTGTTTGGATGTAAGCTCCTTTTAAAGTCCATTCTTCTACTTTATCACCAACAGGACCCAAACTGTTAAATGTGATATCTTTTTTATAGAAGTCGGAGTAACCATCTCGTCCTGTTACTGATTCGTGGTGTAATCTTACCCATTCCATAGCTGCTTGTGCTGCTGATGGTACGACTGGGTCATACAATGAAATTGTTAAATCACTCCACTCACTTCTTCCTTTTACATATCGTCTAACGTTAACGTGGTCAATAGTAACCTTTCCGTTTGTTATCTCAGGTCTGTTAGCGGCTTTTATTAGGTACGCTGGGATTCCCTCAATGTACATAATAAATCTGTTCGACATCTTCGGTTCGAATGATGTGAACATTATTTCTGTTGGGTCTAATAGTTGTGCCATTTAGTTTTCTCCGTTGTTATTTCTTTAATATAAATATAGTTCTTTTAAAAAAATAATCAACCCCCCTAATTTATTTTAGGGGAGTTGTTATTATTACATTATTTACTATTCAGGAAATGCTGCTCCTGTCGGTAGTACATTAAAGTCAAGAACTATAAATTCTGCCGTTTTAGCTGGTTGTAAGAATATCTCACCAACCATAATGTTTCTATCAATTACATCTGGAGTGTTGTTGGTTTCATCCATCACCACTTTAAATGCATATAAACCTTGTCTTTGTTGAATTGATTCTAAGTAAGGATTAACGATTGATAAGAATCTGTTTCTAGTCGCTGCAGTGTTATTTTCAAACACTAAGTATCTAGTTGAAGAAGCAATAAACTTCTTAACAGCAATTAACAATCTTCTTACATTGATTCTATCCAATGCAGATGGTTTAGCTTGTAATGTTTTCTGTCCAAATACAGTAACACCTTGACCAGGGAACGTTGCGATAGGATTCAATCTACCTTCGTAAAGTGCATCTCTCTCAACTCTAGTCAATCTTGTCTTAGCTTCAATTACCGAAGTTAATCCACCTCTGTTCAATCCAGCAGGAGCGAACCATTCAGCGGCTACTTGGTCATTAAATGCTATAACACCTGGAAGTACAACCGATGGTGGCACCCAAACAGGTTTGTTTTTATCTGTATTAAGTATCTTAACCCAAGGATAGTAAGAAGCTACATAGTTTGAATCAAATGCTTGAACTGCGTTAGTTGCAGTTGAGATTGAATCACTCCATGCAGATGCATCCATTACAAAGAATGTATCTTGTCTATCTTCACACATATCTTTAGCAAATACAGATACAGATGAATGTAATCTGTGAATGATACCTGGTAATACTAACATATTAATATCAAATTCATCAGGATTAGATACTGAGTTAATTGCTTTTCTGAAAGCTACTGTACCAGTTGCTGTATTAGAAGAACAATCATACCCTTGTGTATTTCCTGCAGTAATATCATTTCCTAAAGAAACGATTCTGTTTGATTTATATCCATCAAACCCACCTTGAAATGGTACTAAGAATTTTCTAGAATTAATTGATGTTACTTGGTCATTCAATGATATAGAACCAGAATTAGCTGCCGTTGATGATGGATAATTAGCTCCAGCATCTTGGTTGTTATCACCTAAATAGAACGCTGTTCCTACAACCGCAGTTGATGAATCAGGTGTTGGTGCTAAAAAGTTTCTATTATCTGATGTTGCGAAATTAAAATCATATCCCCAAAATCTTTTTGGATTATAAGATTGATTAATTTTTTGTTCAGATACATAAGAAGGATTCGGTACATCGAATTTACTTCCATATGGGTTCTGTAATGCTGCAAATCCAAATGGTACTAATGATTCATCAACACCTTTGTTTTTAACTGCATTTGTTACTTCTACTCTAATATTTTCTGAGTTGTTTGGATAATCACCATTAGTTGATAATTTTCCATCTGAATCCACCGTAATGTATTTATCACCGATTACTCTAGCGATAAAGTTTGGTGAATCAGCGTCTAAGTTAACACCTTGAAAGGTTTCAACTAAGTTAGGTCTGATATCTGAATCTACAACTCCTACAAATGGAGAACCAGCAATCTTATCTTGGTCAACTCGTCTTACAACTACAGTAAATGAACCATACTCAGAACCAGGTACCGAACCAGCTGGTTTGATATCTTGAATACCGATTTTAAATTCATAGTTAGTTGCCGTACCATGTGATAAAGTATGGAACTTAAATAAATTTGTAGTGTTTCCACCAACTTTTTGTGATGTGATATAAGGTGTAGATGATTCACTATAAGCTTTTGTATAATCTACATCTTTACCAAAGTCGATTGTTACAACAGGTATTTCACCAGTTGCAAATGAAGCTGATTGGAATGTTTTAAAGTTTGATAACACATATCCTTTTTGTGCACCTCTTGGTGAAAATCCGAATGATTTAGTATAGTAATCATTACTTGTTGGATTTAAAGAAGCACTAAAGTTAGTGTTTGTAAATGTAGAACCAGATACTCCTAATGTAAATATAGATGCAGATACTGAGGTTGACGCTTTGTGGTCTCCTACTGAACTACTTCTAAATACATCAACATCTGATGTTACTTCTGTGGTTGGGTGTAGTACAGCTACTACCTTTTGACCATGCGATGATGATATCGATAGTGCTATTGGGTTTTCAAGAGTGTATCCATCTTGTCCTAATACCCTAACGATTGTTGCAGTTCCTGCATCTTCCAAATACGCTTGAGCTGTATATGGTAGATATGAATCTTCTGTCAATCCACCGAATACTTGCTGAAACTTTTGAAATGAGTCTACTTTGGTTGGAACAAATGCTGGGCCTTTAACTGTTGACCCTACTAATGCTGCTCCAATTTCACCAATCCCTTGAGGTAGAAACGACAAGTCCTTTTCTCTTGTAAAAACGCCAGGACTTACTATTCTTTCTGCCATTTGATTCTCCTATTAATTTCTTTTGGTTTATTATACTAATAAATACTGAGAAAATTGTGAAACGATATATTTATTCTGCCGGTGTAAAAATACCCGTCTCTAAATCGAATTCACCATCTCCGTATTTTTCTTTTAATTCACCTGCCAAAGTAATTTCTTCTTGTCTAAGTTTTACATAATTAGCTTCTTCTTCACTTCTAACATTATCTAGCTGAGTTTGTTGAGCTTTCAAAATAATACTCTCTATTTGAATCTCACCCAATCTGGCTGTTATTTGTGAAAAATTCTCTCTAAAACCTTTGATTTGAGAAATTTCTTCTTCAGTAAATTTAATTACTTCTTTTTGTTTTGTTTCTGACATAACTTTAATTTTAATTTAACTTATACATATAAATATAAAAAATTATTTTGAAAGATTAGATTTCCAAACTATTTTTGATACTCCGAATACTTTTTGTGTATTTATTGTTTTCT